TGGCTAACCAGATGGGATATGGCATATCCTTTCCAGAAGATATCTCATTTACCTGGGATGGGACATATGACTCAGAAGAAAATCATGGAATTACAGTACATTCTGGACATACTTGGATACATAAACATAGAGGTTGGGCCACATTAGCTATATCTACAGGACTTAGATTTAAAACAGATAAGAATACTAGCATGTTGGCCTATCCTATTCCTAATAAGTTCTATGAAGGATTTCAGGTATATACAACACTTCTTTCCACCTCCTTTTTTAAAGGTGCATGGGAAATTACTTTGAGGTTAACCGAACCTAATAAGAAAATAACTATACCTGCATATACACAAATAGCAGCATTTATGCCCTTTTCCGCCGCCGCACTTAATAATAGTAAAATTACCGTTAAATATAATGAAAGAATGCTAGAAGATTTTCCACCTGAAGATCAACATGCATATGTAGATAGTCAGACAGAGCTTGGTAAAGGAACTGGACTTTATCGAAAAGGAATAGATCTAAGTGGCAAGAAATTAGGAGAACATGAAATATCCAAATTCACTCTCTTTTTCGACGATTCACTAGACCGAGAATATAAGAGATATAATGTATAAATACAATCAAATAATAATTAACTCTATGCCTAGAAGTGGATCTACTTGGTCACAATACCTATTAGCAAAAAGTATTAACCGTAGAGGAGGAAATCCTCTAGATTCTAATATAAATACAATTAACACTAGCCCTATCCCGTCTTTTGACAATAACTTTGTATCAAGATCTAACAACATCATGTCATTGTATGGAATTTATGACACAATAAAACAGGTTACTGTTGTAAGAAACCCTAAAGATGTGATATCTTCAGTAATTACTAAAACGTATGGGGGAGCTGGAGATACTGTATCTAACGGGGTTGTTATTGCAGCAGAAATCCCTGACTTTAATATGGACGAACACATATATGCCCAGATACAGATATATAAAGGGTATGCCAAAGCGACACTAGATAATTTTAAAAATCTTAATGTCTTTACTTTCGACCAGGTTACGTCAGATATTAATTTTTTCACAAAAGCACTGTTAGGAAAAGATCTTTCTCTTTCTAATGAAGATTGTGATAAATTTTTAGAAAAAGCAAGAAAAGAAATACGAGTTCACCCATTATCTCATCCAGGGTACACTAATGCCGTACCAGAAGAAAAGCCTAAAATTTATAATAAGGCTAAATTGTTTTTTACAATTAAAGAAAACTTAGAAAAAGAAAATTTTTTAGAAATTACAGAAATGTATGATGAAATTACTCGTATGTGTAAACAATTTGAAAATGATTTTAAGGCGTCTAAATCCTCTTAATGGCACTCCTAGACCAAATATGTGTGAAATTGTCTTAAAATGACTCTCAGAGGCCTAAAATGGCTAATCTGAAGGTTTAGGTAAAGTTATTTTCTAAATAATTTTTTAAATTTATACTTGAATAATTTAAATTTTAGATACATGTTGTATTCAACGTCCCCTGGCTTGAAATTTGCACCAGTAAAATGATACCAACCGCTTTCAGCAGAGGGGCTGTTAGTAAATTTAGAAAAATATCTTGGGCTCATGAATTAATTATACACCTTATTAAAATATAAACCCAGACAGAGGCGGGTCCGTCTGGGTCTAATGCATTCTAAAAGAACGCAACTGCAAACCATAAGTTTGCATCTATGCAATAGTAAAATATTTTAATTTATAAGTCAATAGGTTTAATTGTAGCTTTTATTTTCTTTGAGGGTCTATATGAAACATGTGACTGACCACCTGGATTTTTTTTCTTTGTCTTTAAATCAAAGTTTGCAAATATATTTAATAAAATTACTTTCATCTCTAACATGGCAAACATATCTCCTATGCATTTCCTAGACCCCATTCCAAATGGAAAGTATGATCCTCTTGGGAGATTAGCTTCAAAATCTTTAGTCCACCTTTCTGGCATAAACTTTTCTGGGTTTTTATATATATTGGGGTTATTATGAATAGGGTAAGAACTTAAAACCACATTAGCTCCTTGTGGGAAAAAATGACCGTCAATTATAGAATCTTTTTTGCAAGATCTTGGCTGTATCCAAAGTGGAGGATGAATTCGTAAAGTTTCTTTAATTATAGATGAGCAAATTTTTGCGTTAGAGACTAATTCTATAAAATTATCATCATTTCTTTTTGAAAGTATTTCTTTGGCCTCTTCTTTAAGAAGATCAAGATATTTGGGATTATCATTTATGTTACATATTGCAAAAGACAAAGCGTTTGCAGTAGTTTCAAAACCAGCCAAAAGCATTGTTAGTATTTCATTATTTATGTCAGATAAAGATAAATTGCTTTCTGGATCTTGATATGATTTTATAAAAACATTTAATAGATCGTCTGACTCTATAGGGTTTTTAATTCTTTCATCAATAGTTTTTTGAACAAAATTATATAGTTCTATAGAAGATTCTCTAAATTGTTTAAATATCGGTAAATTGGTGTGATCAAATCTATGCAACAAAGGAGACACAGTTCTTTCGCCATTTGTTACACAGATATCCATATGTTTTTTAACAAAAGAAGTTTTTTCTTTAAAATCAATGCCAAACAAAGATTGGCAAACTATTTCAAGAGTTAAATGCACCATTTCAGTATGCACTTCTATTTTTTTATTTTTTTGCCAATCAATCATTTTGTTTTCAGATTTATCACACATAATGTCAAAATAGTTTTTTTGTATTTTTTTATAATTTAAACTGGGCTGGGCAATGTTTCTTCTTTGAGAATGGGTAGGCTCTTCTAGAGTTAGCATTCCCTCTCCCCCAAATTTTCTAATTCTATTCCAACCTCTACCTTTTGAAAAATTATCTTTTTGAGCGACAGATACCTGATACGCAGCTTCTGGAGAGAAGGCCGTAATGTAAATTTCTTTATTCACAAAGAAAGAAACAACTTCACCATGATCTTTTAATATTTTTAATAAATTTTTTGCTCTATTCCCTTGATTGATATGGTAATTAGCTTTTAATTTAATTATTTTTGGTATTTTTTCTAATAAATTTCTTTTCTTTAAAGTTTTTAAAGTCATTGGCTTTAAATAAAACATATTTTTTGGAAAATAAAAAAATGGCGGTATATTGATTGGATTTTTTTTAGACATCTTCATTGCTATCTACAGAAGTAAAAGAAGGAACGGGTCCAAGCAAAAAACCTTTTTCGTGATAATCAATCATTTTTTGAACTTCTTCTGGCTCAGCAACTGATTTCGATATTAGCACTAANAGGTCGTATATCCTGTGCAACATAATATAATTAACCATTGGAAGGTTATCTTCTAAGTTTTGAGAAGGCTCTTTTTCTTCATTCATTAGGTCTACCTATGTCTAGCCAAAATATTTCTCGACCCATAGAGTCTGTTTCTTTTATTTGACCACCGTCAGTCGGAACTTCTTGATTTAACAAGTTTTTCAATAGACTCATAACGGTTACTCCCAATTGTTGTTTTGTAACTGCAAGAAAGGCAGTATAAATATATTCTATCATTTAAATCTACATTAGGCATAAGAAAGCCTTGATCCATAGGACATTCAAGTCTAGGAACAAGGCCTTCTTCCGATAGGGCTATATATTTAGATACGATTTGTATCTTTTTCAATATGGCTCCTTATTGTTTAGGGAAATCTTTTACAATATCCTGGGCTTTGCCTGTCGAAGCAGACCATGATGACCAATCTTTACCGCCCTTAGTCATAAAATACGTTATCTCTGCGTTTGTTACTGGATCAAATAATTCCTTATTTGAAACTAAATTAAATTTTTCTAATCTGTCTACGCCAAGTTTCCCTAGCATATTGATTTGAAAAATTCCGTAAGATTTATCTCCAGTCGATTTGTTGTCGTTTAGAGCAAGCGGTCTTCCGTTTGATTCTACCCTTGCAACAGACCAAGCTGTTTTTAAACCAGCTCCTTCAAATCCAACAGCCCACAGCAAATCTTTTAAATCTTCTGGGGCAAGCATTTGAGAGTGCTTATAAGTTTCATTGCTGAACTTATCTAGTATTTCTCTTTTTAGTTGTTTTTCAGTTTTTTGTATTTCTACAGTTAAAGCTTGAGAAGCCGTAGGCCCTGGTTGGACGGAAAATAAAAATAGTACTACTACTCCTATTGCCATCCAGTTATGGACTACATCACTCAAACGTTCTTTAATTTTCTCCATTGGCATTCCTCCTTTAGAGATAACGAACTATAATAATACCATTAGAAACAAGAATAAGTCAATCTAGTCAACTAGTATTTTTTTGTGTAAAGTAATGATTTAGCGTTTATATATAACTATTTAAGTTATTAAACATTGTTTTGGTTGAGTAATAATAATTTTTTAAAAAACTTATAAACACTTCTTTTTATAAATAAAGTTTGATACACTTAGACCTCATCCAAAAATAATCAAACGCTAAGCGAAGAAAAAGGTATATATGTCAAAAATTATTGAAAACCCATATGAAAATTTTATTGCATTGTCTCGTTATGCAAGATGGATCTCAGAAGAAAACCGTCGTGAGACATGGGCAGAAACAGTAGATAGATATTTTGACTACATGATAAAGTATCTTAAAGACAACAATGGCTACGTCCCAGAACCAAATTTATTAAAAGAATTAAAAGAATCTGTTTACAATCGTGACGTAATGCCATCAATGAGATCTGTAATGACAGCAGGACCTGCTTTAGATAGAGATCATGTTGCAGGATACAATTGTTCTTTTATACCAGTAGATTCTCCACGATCATTTGACGAAACAATGTATATACTTATGTGTGGAACGGGAGTAGGATTTTCCGTTGAGTATAAATACATTAATAAGCTTCCAGCGATTCCAGAATCTTTTGAAAAGTCTACAACAGTAATTATTGTTGAAGATTCTAAGTCTGGTTGGGCAAAAGCGTTTCGTGAATTGCTTGCACTTCTTTGGTCTGGTCAAGTTCCTTCAATTGATGTAAGCAAACTTCGTCCCGCTGGCGCAAGACTTAAGACTATGGGTGGTAGGTCATCAGGACCACAGCCATTAGTTAACTTGTTTGATTTTACAATTGCAAAATTTAAATCTGCAGCAGGTAGATCATTTAAACCAATTGAGGCACATGACATTATGTGTAAGATTGGAGAAATTGTAGTAGTTGGTGGAGTTAGAAGGTCTGCATTAATTTCTCTTTCTAATATTAATGATATTGAAATGGCACAAGCAAAAACTGGTAATTGGTGGGAGCATAATGGACAACGTGCTCTTTCAAATAACTCTGTTGCGTATTCTCGTAAACCAGAGATGGAACAATTTATTGCAGAATGGAAATCCTTATATGATTCAAAATCAGGAGAACGAGGTATATACAATGTGGCCGCAGCTCAAGCCCAGGCAGCCAAGTATGGAAGAAGAGATCCAGATATACACTACGGAACTAACC